TTGATTTTCACAAAAAGCATTCCAAGCAGTCATTGTGCCCTTTACATTAGTTTTGTAATATAAATTAACTTTTTTTAAAGAATCTTCAATTTCGTTTATAAAATACTTATCGTCCAATTCTAATTGTATTTCGTAAAGACAGGCTTTTCTTAATAAATCTCTCTCAATAATCTTATGAGTCTTTATCATTTTTAACATTAACCTTGTTAGAAAAGGTTTTTTGTTGTTGAATTTTTTTATTAAAACCTTCGTTAAAATCTATAGCAATTTTTACAAGGTTGTTACTTAAATGTTTTAACGATTCAGCGGTAAGGCTTAGTTTTCTTTTTTTAATTAAAATCCAAATTTCTTTCCAAGAAAAAACTATTTCTCCTGATCCATCTTTATTCTGTATTATTTTCATTTCGGTACTCCAAACCAAGGTCTTTTATCTAGGAACCATTCTACATGTGGTCCATTTTTATTTATATAATGTAGAAAAGTTTGTGCGTGCCAATCACCTTCAAACTCATTTCTCCAATGCTTAATATCACAACCTTTATACACAACTCCATCTCCATTTTCAAGAAAAACCTCTGCCCCACCCAAATAAATTGGCCATTTCTCGCCACAAGAATTTATTTTAACAGTAACACTGATTTCACAAGCAGGTCGATCAGTATGTTTTTTTAAATCAGCTAGATATGTATACATTCTCCAAAAAGAATATGTGGGTAATAACTCTAATCCAGTTTCTTTTTCCATAAGTTTTTTCTTAGATACCATCAAAGAATCAGTAGCTGGATCTCCGTAATACATTGTATCTCCTTGATCATTTTGTACAAAATCAAATTCTGTCATATTTGTTCTATGTCTCATTCTAGTGTAGTGAGTTAAAAGTTCTATTTCTTCTTTCGAAAGAAAATTTTTAATTACCTTATATCCCTTGCTTAATTCATCCATGATACTATTGAATACCTCACTCCTTTTTTTAAAGGTTTTACCATATGTGGAAACATGAAACTACTTGGCCAAATTACTAAAGATCCAGGTGTGTTTTTAACTATCTGTTCTTTGCCGTCTATATTAAAACAAAGTTCTCCGCCTTCATAATCATTGTTTAAAATTAATATTGAACTATATTTCCTATTCATACCAGGGCCGTCATCTACATGAAATTTATAGTGCCCTCCTTTTTCATACCTTAAACCTTGTAATTCAGTAATTGTTGCGGATCTAATATCAGGAAATTCTTTGATGTACGCTCTCATACCTTTCAATATGTAATAACTTATAAGATTAGCCCAATGAACTTCACTTAAAGATTCACTAAAATTACTTAAAGAAAGTATTTGAACATCTCTTACTTTTTTATCTGTAAGGGCTTTTGAGTTTTCCCCTGTCCATAGCCCTCCATCTTCAAATTTTTTATCCTTAGATTTTTTATTAAAAAATCTAATACATTTACTTATAATTGAGGGGTCTTGAATGACGTGATAAACTTTAACAAAGTTTTGTATTGACATGTTGTTTTTTACAACATTATATTACTATTGTAAATAACGAATAGTAAAGGGTTCTGTAGATTGATTATCGAACCAATATCTTAAAAGTCTTGTTGTAACAGGGAAAGTTATAGATGAAAGATCTAAATTTTCTAAAGCTGTTTTAAAATTATTTAATCTTGTATTTAAAGATGAAAACTCAGAAGTTGCTAATTTTACTGCGTGTCTGTTCATAAAATTAGTAATAAATTCAATACTTCTATTTACGTCTTCTTGAAATATTTCTTGTGTCATACTTACTGGCTGATAATGATTATCTACTTCTGCATCTTGTTCTATAACCAAATTACCATCTTGTAGTTTCGCTTCTTTTTCTCTGCATACAACTGTTTTATAGTCTTCTCTAGAAACTTCTTTTATCAAACCCTTACTTTCAAAGTGTGCAACATCTCCTCTTATAAGATTTAAATCTTCTTTTTCTTTTACACAAGTCTCTAAAATTCCGTCTGAATTAAAAATTAAATATGCCATAATTAACTGATTACATTCTCATAGATTGCTATTGCGCCATTGTTACCTGTTTTCCCTGTTGTTGGTGAGGACATAGAATTTCCTCCTTGCCCAAACATAACTGGTCTTTCAGGGCTTGGCTGAACACCAGTAAATCCTACAACTCCTCTTCTTACGTTTGCCTTAAAACTGTTTTGTGCAGGTATAGATGCTGGTGAGCCTGTTGCTACTGAATAATCGAACGTAGCTCCTGGGGCAGTTCCTGAGCTTCCACCATTACCAAGATTTGGGTTAGGAGATCCTTGACTTGCTCCTCCTCCTCCCCCTGTAGCTTCTGCTTGTACTGGACTACCAAAAGTTGTCGTCCCGCCACCTGATCCCGCTCCTGGGTTACCTGTTCCAGCTGCTCCTACTGTGTACGGAGCTGTAAATGGAGAAGGTCCTGGTGATGAAATAGGTATGTTAAAGAATCCTAGTCCTCCAGTTCCTCCTGGGCCTTTTCCTTGAGCTCCACCACCTGTTCCGCCCCCACCGCCACCACCAGTTACGTAAACTCCTAATCTAGTAGTTCCTGGTTGTGCTGTGAAAGTAGCTGTTCCCGCATCTGCATCAGCGTAAGTTAATACAAAGTCAGGTGAGCCTGCGTAGTTACAGCGTTTGATGAAATGTTTGCTGCACGTACAGCAGACGAAGCTAATTTGTTTGTTGTTACATTTGATTGTAAAATTTTTGCGGTTGTCACAGCGTTATCTGCAATTTGTGCTGCAGCTACAGTTCCACCTAATGTATCTAAAGAAATTTCGTTTAAATTTGTTCCATCTGAATAAGCTGCATAAATTTTTGCAGCATCTAAAGTAAATCCTGTCCCTGATGCTGTTTTAATAGTTAAGTTTTCAGGGTTAGTTAAACCTGTTGCATCAAAGATATAAAATTTTTCAATGCTATCAGGTATTGTACAAATTGTGCTTGCTGCAATTGTAGCAGTAGCAAATTTAATAACCATATTTCTTGCATTAGAAATAGTTTTGTCGGTCATTACTAAAGTTAAAGTTGAACCACTATTAAGTGTTACTTGTTCAAATCCTGCAATAGCTTGTTGAATTAAGTTTAAATTATTATTTGTATTATCACCCCATGTACCAGCGTTTTCGCCAGTTACCATAAGTTCTAGTTTTAAATCTGCTGAATAACTCGATGTCATATAACTCCTATATTAACAAAATTATGCTGCTCGATCAACTGTAGTCCAAACATTATTTACACCAGGATTGATCTCGCTCCATGCCGTAATATTAACTGAACCTATACTGCCAGTCAACCCTATACCTGATACGTTTATACTTGCTGTACCAATAACAGTTACTGATCCAGCTGATGTATTTAATAACCCTGCAGTAGTTACAGGATAAGCCGTTTCTTGAGATACTTGGCCTACAGTTAAAGTTGCTGATTGGCCAGTCACTGATTCAACAGTTGTTTGAATTAGTGTTATTGAACCTAGGGTTAATGAGGCAGATATTCCTGTAACATCTACAGGTGTTTTATTTTCAGGGACTACTGTTCCTAATGAACCTGAAAGTGCTTGTCCTGAAACGCTTTCATTTGTTGATTGTTCTAATGACTGATTTCCTAAACTTAAATCTAATTGATCTTCAGATGCAAATACAAATACATCGTTATCAATTTGTATTGAATTTAAACCTTGTGTAATAGTTAATAAATCTAAACCTGTAACTGAAATATCCACATCAGTTTTAGCTACCGCTGTGCCTTGAGCTGTAGTTAAAGATTGGCCTTGTGCTATTACAGTGTAAGCACCACCCCATACTCTATTGCCCCAAGTTCCTCTACCCCAACCTTCACCAATTAAAAAGTCTGGATCAATTGTTGTTGAACCAACATTAGTATTTGTACTTATGCCTGTGACTGAAACATTCGCATCTCCTACAATCTCAGTAGTTGAGCCAATTGATAAAGTTCCAGCCACTCCAGTAAGTTCAAACTCAGTTGCAATTTCTATTGTAGTGTTTGTTCCTTGAACAGCTGATAAAGATTGACCAGTTGGAATTACTGAAGAACCAAAATTAGCAGTAACAGATCCGATGCTAACAGTCATTGATTGACCCTCAGCAAAAATATCTCCTGCTATTCCCCAAGCATTTTCACTCCAGGTTAATCTTCCCCAACCTTCATTGATTTCTGCAGAAGGTTCTAACGTTACTCCTTGTGAAAGTGTTGCGCTTAAACCAGTTACTGTAAAAACAGTATCTGCTTGATCGCCCCAATCATTTATTCCCCAAGAACCTTGACCCCAGTTATTATTAGCCATAGATAGCTCCTGGGTCGAACGGAAGACCCGCTATGAAAAACAAATTAGTAATGTTCGCCATAGCAGGCACCTCCTTTTAAATTATGCGATTCTCAATATAGCTGCGCTCGTTGTAAATGCTGGGAACTGAATAGTGAAAGTTCCTGCAGATGCAGTTTTGTCACCGCCAAAATCGAGTACCGCTACGGCTTTATCGGCATTAGTGTCATTATAAATCAAAGCACCTCTTGCTGTGATTGTTACACCAACAAATGATAAATCAGAAAAATCTGTGATAGCTGTGTTTGTAGCTAAAGATGTTCCTGTGTTTACAAGTGCTTTACCACCTGAAGAATAACCACCAGATGGTGATGATACTTCGTTGCCAGTTGTAAAAGATGTTGTCGATTTTCCTAAAGTAGCCGAGTTAGTGTACATTGATAGTTTAAATGTATTACCACCTGGGTTACTAAAATTGTGAGTTGCTTCT